TACCAAACCTCTTTACGGTTCTTTCTATATGTAAGTAAGCCACTGTCAAAGAACTTATTAACCTTAGCCTGAAGCTTTAACATTGGGTCGTTGATGATATCTAAAAATTCCTCAGGATAGTTTCTAGCATATACTAGAATATCCCTCTTCATCTCTGCGGTAGAGACCTTTGACACATCAATACCAAACAACACAGAGCATACACTCTCAAGCTGCTCTAGTGAAAGGCTTCGTGCCTCTATCAATGCATCTACCTCTAGATTTAATACCTCAATATCCTCAGACGCATCCTTCTCATCGTTAATCTCTATAAAGGATTTCCCATACATAGGATGTAGATTTAAGAACTGCTGAAGAATCTGATTTTGTTTTGATACGTGTAAGAATCCATCCTCAAATATGATAGGCTCAACGATAGCGTTACCGTCCTGCTCATCCTCGAATGGTGACTTTTGATTGACTGCATAACGTAAAGGTCTGTTTATTCCTTTATCGTCATCAAACCATAATAGTGGGTATCTTCTTGTGTTACGTGATGGTAACATAAACGTTAGCGGTGCTACGTCTCTTGTAAGCCTATAACTTTTGCTTACGAACTTTTCTTTTGTTTTCATTTGATATAATTTAAAATTTAAAAAATAGAGGGGTATCCTAAGACACCTCTTACTCTTGGAATAAGAAGAAGTTGTTTGCTCCTAGAGTACATACTGCTCTCTCAGAAAGGAAGTTAACCTCCATTGCATCTAAGTCAGAAGTACGTGCCCCTCCTGCTGAACCTGTAATCCAAGTCTTGTATCGTCTGTCTTCAGTCTCTGAAGCTCTGTAACGAACGTGAAGGAATGGACGCTTAGCGTTCTTTCCAAGGATTTGGTCATACACAGTAGTTGAACCTGCAGGTACTAATAGTCCGTTTACACGTCCTGAACCTGGAACCTGCAGGTACTAATAGTCCGTTTACACGTCCTGAACCTGCTCCTGTTGGTAAACCACCTCTCATTGTTGGGTCGTTTAGGTATTTCCAATCAGACTTGTAGAAGTCATAACCTCTTCGGAATCCTGTGAATCCTAAGTTAAGTGCCATCTCCTCGTCATTGTCAAACAATCCGTAAGATGTACCACCTGCTCCGTAAGAGTTGATAACGTTCTCCTCGATAGAACCTTGCTTGTCAAGACGTGAGATGATAGCATCAAAGTCTGCCAAAGCTACAGGGTTACCACCTGACCATACGTTACCTCTGTTCTCTACAGAATAGAAGATACCTTCTGAACCTTTGAAACCTGCTGCTACTGCACCACCTGCTGCTTCTGCAGGAACTGCCTCAATCATTGCAGTCTCTAAGTAATCATCGAAACGTAAACGAGTCTCGTGCTCAGACTTCATATACCATAGGTATCCGTTTGCTCCGTTCTCAGTTGTTACCTCAACCCATCCAATCTGTGCCATATCAGAACCTGATACTGCATACTTATCTTTTAAGATAATTGGAGAGTTCTCAAAAATCATATCGTCAGCCTCTAAAGAACCAACCATTCCGTTTGTTCCTTTCTTGAACTCAGAACCGTAGATGAATACAGAAACGTCTGCGTTACCTACTCCTGTACCTGCTGTTACAAGACCACCTGCCTCATAGAAAGCTACAGTGAAAGTGTTTGCAGTTGGAACCGCTGTTACGATACCTTTGTTGCTACCTGTTCCTCCGTTCTGAACAACCATAACAGTCTGTCCTACACGGATAGCGATAGATGGTGTACCTAAAGCTCCTGCTGTTGAACCTGCAGGCTGTAAGTTGTCGTTCACTTGGAATGTAGCGTTGTCAGCATTTACTAATGCTGCTGTACCTACATCTACATACTTAGTATGTAATCTTCCCTGCTCTGCCCACTTGATAAGGTCTGAGTTGGAAGGCATCTCTGCACCTACTAATCGTAGGAAGGATGCGATTGTTCTGTTACCATAACGCTCGAATTCTTTCTCATATGTATCAGGAAGATACTGATTCAAGAAATCAAAGTTGGTAATGTAATTTGTTGCTGTGGGAATCTGCGTTGCAGATGGCTGCAAGTCAAATCCCGGTGTTGCGTCTACTGCCATTTTGTTTTTTGTTTTTTATTTTTTCTTAATACTTCTAATTTTCAAGCCCTTCCCCGAGTCAGGGTTTATAGCTCGAATTTGCATCCCACCCTTTGTAGAAACCTCAGGTGCATTCCGTGTCGACATATCAATGTTTTTCATCTTACGGGTCACATCCTCAGTTGCTGAAGCCTTGCCTTGTTCGTAAAAGAACTGAGCAAACTTCTCAGGGTTTGATGCTACTGCTATCGCCTTATGGTAGCCCTCTGCGTCAGCTATTAAACCGTCATCATTCATAAACCTATTTAAAAAGTTCATAACGTCAGACTGTTTAGTCTTTAGCTCTTCAGCAGATTGCGGTGAGTATAGTACGGACTTATCATCAACGGAAAATTCAAAACCTTTGAACTCCCCTCCGAACACCTCGTTGGTTTTTTCAGTAAACCAATTTCGTCTACGCTCGCCTAGCTCCTGTTGGGTCTTAGCAGACTCTGTATATCGCTTATATGCCTCAAGCTCCTCTGTATCAATTCCTGAACTCTCACCACCACTTGACTCAAGTGGAAGCTTATATTGTTCCTTCATATCCTCAAAGTACCCCTTGGCCTTTGCAATCACTTTTTTCTTTGCTAACTTAATCTTCTTGATATCACTCTCGTCATCCAAGTCCTCATCGTAATCAAACTCGCTCAACATAATATCTATGTCATCATCATCAAGCCCCGTCTCCGTAGCCTTATAATATTGAGTTAGCAAATAGTCAGGGTCCATCTCATCAAAGTCTTCCTGTAATCTTTGGAAGTCATTGAATCCACGCCCTGTCTCTTTTTTATATTTAAGATAGGCAGCTACATCCTCAGGTAATTCCTCTGAGGATTCTCGCTCGGACATTAGCTCATCAAATGAGTTTATCTCCTTACCATATCTTTTACCAATATATGAAAGAACGTCTTCGTCACTTAGTTCTGACGATTCTTGTGCTTCGCCTTGCGGCTGTATTTCTTCTTGTTCCGGTGTGGTAGTGGCACCCTCAGTGCTTGCTTCCACTCCTGTATCGTTAGCTTCACCCTCTCCATCCTTTAATGATTCTTCGTGCTTCTCTAACAATTCTTTCTCTACCTCTTGTACAGATTTAGAGTCCGGAGACTCTACTGCTTTTACTTTAATATCCATTTAATTTAATTTTTACAAAGTTAGTTATTTTTTTTAACGTTTTTTAGCGAGGTTCAAACTCTGCCATATCGAATCCATCAAGGCTATCCTCGTTAGACTCAAAGGTCTGTGGAGGTAGATTGTTCTTTCTTTGGTTGATAAGCTTAGACTGCTCACTGTTCTGCTGACTGATACGGTCTGACTTCGCCTTCTCCCTTTCAGTCTCTCTAGTCTGCAATGCATTCTCACTCATATCTCTGAGCTGCATATTGAAATCAAACTCAGTCTGCATAAGCTGCTTCTTGAGGTCTGCCTCGTTCTTAAGCTTCTCAATCTCAAACGCAATCTCTGCCTGCTTAATCTGCATCTTAGACTGTGTCTCTGCCTGTATCTTTTGCATAGCTGTCTGAGCTGCAAGCTCTTGAGATTGTAACTGCTGCTGTGATTGCATCGCCTGCATCTGCATCTGTTGCTGCTGCTCACGCTCCTGCTTCTGCTTACGCTTAAGCTTTAATAACTGATTAGCCATCTTAAGGTTTCTAATCTCACGGATGTCAATAGCATCCTCAAGGCTGATATCCTTCTGAGATAGTGCCATCTGAATGTTCTGTTCTAGCTGTGCCTTCTCCTCCTCGTCAGGGCTAACCTCGATAAAGATTCCAAAGTCATATATATATAGGTCAGATATATCTCCAAGGATACTTACATTGTACTTACCTATCTTATTTATAAAGTCATCCTTAAAGTCTGAATACTCTAAGATGTCTGCAACCCTATACGTTAATGCCTCTGCTAATGTCCTATATATATAAAGGCTACTGTCAAGTATGTGTCGAGTTGCGGTATTAGAACTTAATGCTGCAAGCTTCTGTATACCTACCAAAGCATCTGAGTTTGGTGTAGAACCATCTCTAGCCTCATTCAGTCCTGTAACCGAACGAATCATATCCATATAGTGATTGTAGTTGTATATCAACATCTGTGACTTACTAGCACCTGATGAAGACTGAAGCTCCTTGATTGGAACCTTTCCCTGATTGTACTCACCATCCTGAGTGTAGCTTCTACCAATAACACTACCTGTTTGGAAGTATAGTCTTAATGCGTCTTCAGGATTATATGCTGAGCCTGTACCTAAGTCAACCTCGTTTAACCCATCTGCATCTATATATACACCATCAGGTACTACCCTAGATATTACCTGCTGAAGCTTTAGATGTGTCATCTGAATCAAATCAGCAAAAGGAATCATCCTTCTAACCAATGACTCAATAACACCCTTATACATTCTAGGTGCTGACGCTACATAGTTTGGTAGTGCGTGCTGACTTGCTGACTTTGGACGTACCATATTTCTAGACATCTCCCACTTAAGTAAGATGTTGGTACCCATAACCATAACACCATCATACCACACATCAATAGTCTTCTCAATCTTTTCGAATCTACCCTCCTCCATCATCTCTGCAGGTGGATTGAATTGGTCATCCTTCTCAATGACCTTAGAGCCACCACCCTCAAGTATCTTCTTCTTATACACTACCTTCTTTGTGGTCTTGTAGTTGAAGTACATAACGGTACAGGTATCTCTATAGAATATATCATTCTCATAATACTGAGCTGTATTATAGTAGTCATACCAACTCTGACTGTACTTGCTTATCTCCTCTAGGTCCTCTCTAGTTAGTGATGGGTCTATCTTGAAGCAGTCCTTAAACTGTGGGTCCTCAGTATAGCTGTATACAATATTTGCAGGGTCTACATATGATATCTGAACTCCTGACCCCGGTAAGAACTCGTGCTTAGCACAGGATATTCCTAGAACCATTTGGTCATAGTCTAGTCTCTTTCTGATATCCTGATAGTGATTCTCATCAAAGATAGTATTGATAGCCTCCTCCTCTGCTATCTCAATAGCAGGCTTGTAGTTTAGGTTCATATATAACTGAAGCTCCTCATCAGACTCAGGAAATAGACAGCACCTCTTTAGACACCATCTGTCCCTCTATCATATCCTGATACTTGCTACGCTTAGCCTGAGACATTGCATCCTGAGCATATGTATCTACCTTAAATAGTCTGTCGCTCATACCGTTCACAACGATATCAACAAACTTTGGTATAACAGGTACAGGTGTCCAATCAAGGTTCAGGTAAGACAGGTCACCGTCTACCGCCAACTCGGTCTTGTATTTAGCAATGGATTGCTCACCCCTTGCATATAACCTTAACCTATTAAAGTCTCTCCATTGGCTGTAGTATCTACACGATTGCCCATCCTTTCTAAACCACTCATACTGAATAGCTTGTCCAATCTGTAGTCCGAACTCCTGTGTCGCTTTCTCAGCGTCAGAAACAAATTGACTTGGAAATCCTGTAGATGAAATGTTTACTTTTACGTCCTTCATCTTCTAATTATTTCGCTTCTTGTACCTGTATTGGTATACCTTGCAAAGTTAATACTTATTTTCGACTCTTTTTTCTCAGGTAGATATACCTGCTTTTGATTTGCCATAATAGCCAAACCTGAACTAATAGTGGCATCATACTTTGTTCTGTTACTAATGTCAAACTTTGCCCAATCCTCAAGGGTTCTAGCGAATGGCATAAAGCCCATCTCCTCTGCATCTCGGTATGTACCCTCTATATCTAAGCCTACATACTTTTCGATGTACGACTCAATAGCTGAGGCGTGAGCCTGTTTAATGTCCTCACTTGAGTTAGGTATACCACCCAACTCTCTCTCTGTCTTAGAGAGCCTGTTATAATGTTTGTCAGGTCTGTTTATACTAAAGCCTCTATAACCTCTATTCTTAAAATGATATAGTAGCCTTGGCTTATTGTTCTCTACAAGTATAGGCATACCATAAAATATACAAGCCATTAGAACCTCCTCAAAAAATATCTCTGCAGTCTGTGGTCTAGCAACATACTCTAGAAAGAACTCATTACTAGGAGCGTCATCCATATTAAACTTTGTCATACCGTGAAGTGCACCATTAGAACCTCCTCCACCTACAGTACCTGAGATATCATAGGAGTCACAACCAAATGAGCCAAGGTGGTCGTTCCCCGGATACTTGATACCTCTCTTATCTACTACCTTGTTTTGTAATCCCTTCTTTGGTAGCCAACTAACTAGGAACCTACCCCTCTTATCAGGAGCCCATACAACCTTGGAATCAATGATTCCATCCTTCCAATGAAAACTTCCCCTAGTAAGATGGTGCTCAGTTATAAGCGAGTCGTTATAATCTATCTGCTGATATAGCTTCGTTAGATTAAATAGTGACTGCTTGCTCTCATCTCTAAATGCGTGAGACTCAGTACGAGGAAACTGACGATAGAACTCATTCAATGCGTCAGGGTCATTCTTTAATGACTCCACCTCTGCCTCCCAATAGTCAATAGCACCATTGTCAATCATCTCACCATCAACACCACGTATAGGTTTTGCAGGCTTTCTAAATACAGGCATACCGTAGATGTCTATGAATCCCTCCATATTCCACTCCATAGGGATAAACAAGGAATACATACCACTCTTGGTCTGACCATTAGCGTTTCTCTTTGTAACATCAGAGTCATTGTAAAGCTTCTTAAACTCTTCACCACCCTTTGCTAAAGCATTGGAGGTAGAACCCATCATACACTTCCCTATAATCTTACTACCCAAACGAAGACACGTCTTTGTTACACGCCAATTGTTTAGTATGTTGTTTGGTTTTAACCACTTCCCACTCTCATCGTGTACTAATAATAGAAGCTTCTCACCATCATAGCTGTTGTCATCTGTGTTCTTCCAATCTATTGTGGTATCTAATCCCATTAGCTCATCATTGGCGATATCATACATATTCTTCTTTGTAATCTTTGCCGCAGGAATCCTAAAGGCTAGCTCAGTCTTCGGCTTATCCATACCATCCATAATAGGTTTGAAGAAGAATGGTAGCCTACTATTGATAGGCACAACCTTGTCTGTAAACATCTTCTTGGCATCAGCACCCGTCTTAGATAGTATACCCACCCTAGAGTCTTTTGCCAATGTCCCTGTATTTACACACTCTGATGAGCTCATAAATGAAAACCCTGAACGTCTTATCTTTAGATAGTCCATACCAAAGCTACGCTTGTCTGCCTTGCACGCCTCCCAATATATATAAAGAATCCTGTTAGCCTCCCTGTAGTCAGGGTATCCGACATCAATACTTGTCCACTGTAGATACATATAGTGAGCACCTGTAACATATGTAGGCTTACCGTCATTCATAAACCAATAGCCTAGCTCACGCTTATCAAACTCTCCCTCTATATAATCCACCCATAGATTCTTAAAGTCTGTAGGTTTTTCATTCCATTGAAATATTGATGTAATCCTTTCTAAAGCTTTAGGTATCTCGTTACGTTGCCAATACTGCTCTGATGAGGTCTTACTTCTTTTATAAACATCCTTGGGTGCAGCAGGTAATGCTATCACCAACCCCCTGACATTTATAATCTCTCCAATCATTCCCGTCTTAGAGATGATTACCATATCATATTTTGAGTCATAGCCATACAACCAACTCTTGTTTCTATTCTTGTTGGTTATAACATTAGAGGGTACATACCCATCCAATATCTTACATAAACTATCTTGACCTTCTTTCTGCAAATCCTTGTTTTGTATCTACCCTTGACGGGCCTTTGTCGGCTATATCTATATCAGCCCTCTCGTTCTCAATCTTTGTAAGTATCTCGAATGCATCGAATATAGCTAATTTTTTTGTAGCTGCCGCATTCTTTAGCCTATCTGCAGCTAGCTCATCCTCAGGGTCTATCTTTATGATGTCCTCCTTAGCTACCTTTATAAGCTGCTCAACAGCCTTCATACCTGCATCTATAATCCTCAGCTCTCACCGTCTACATCAAACTCATACTCACTCTCAGGCTTGAAGCATACCATATCGCCACTAGATATACCCTTAGACTTTAGATAGTCATTAGGATACTTCATAATACCAACCAACGGTTCCTCGCTAAAGGGTTTAAATATATATGACTCTGATGTAGGTACAGGTTTTACAAAGCAGTATCTATCGTATGAGTGCCACTCACCGCCTTGCTTATACATAAAGAATTGTTCCTCGTCTATAAAGAACAGGTCATCCTTGAAGAAGCTCTTACCACTCTGCTGTCTCCCCTTCATATCGTTATAGAACTTAAATACGTTATGATGAACTAGGAGTGTGTCTCCACTCCTTATGGGTCCTTCATAT